AAGGGTATTATAAAGTATACCATTATTCCGGAATTTCCCCCATCATTTTTTTGTACTGTCAAGCACTTTTTTCTATTTTTATAACATTTCGTAACAAAGTGCCGATAATCTATGAAACATTTTACATTTCGGAACATTGTGCCACAAGGCACCAAAAGTATTGTAATATTCCAGAAATACTGTATACTATACTTGTACCAAGGGAGTACACAATGGAGGAAATGAAAAATGAAAACTATTAAGATTACAAGAACAATTACTTACATTGAAATTACTTACAAGGCTGTTAACATCGAAACAGAAGAAATCGAAACATTAAAATGCTATGGAGTTATTGATCATGAACTCACATCAGAAGAAGAACAGAAGTTCGCTAAGGCTGATATGCCTAAAGGCTACGTGTTTCTTAAAATGGAAAGCAGCTACATGACTAGCAGGCTGTATGAAATGTCTGCAGAAGACTTTATGAAATACGGAACAGACATTGGTGACGGTAGAAAGTCATTCAATTGACTTACGGGAAGGCTTTAAGCCTTCTTACAGTGCTCAATTAAATATTGAACATTGTAAGCAGGTTTAAATCCTGTAAATGGAGGTATGAACAAAATGAAACGCAACAAAACTATTGAAATTAACGGAACTACTTTTGAAGTACGTCATGCACAGCGTGACCAAATGCCTACCACTGATATGAGATGGGCATATAGTGACATTTTCAGCGCATATGATAAACCATCAGACACAAAGGTGTTTATATGGGATATATGGAAAAAATGGGCTGATGAAACAAGTGATCAATTTATTGATGATACGTATATTAGTGAATGGTATGTATCATCACGGAACTGCTTTAGGTTTACAATTTCAGGCGCAGGCGCATACAATGGTATTCCATGTGGGTTCACTATCACTGCTATGCACAATTATATTTGTTTATATGATTTATAAGAGGTAAAGAGCATGGACAGACTAACAAAACTATACCAGATAGCAGATATATCAGTCTGCAATCGGCTACACACAATGGCTGATCGGTGGGACTTAATAGACATATATAATGACATGCAGGACTTTTATAAGGAATCCGGAATCTTGAAGGACACCTATTACATCCTACCAGAACAACTAGAAAAGGCGGTAAGCCTTGGAGCTATGACTCATGAGCAACAATCAAAAATAGAAAAATGGCTTTTGCGTGAAGGCTATAATGAACGTGACTTTATGGATATGCTTATTGAAGTTAATCCGGTTACTGATTATGTAAATATAGTTACTCGTTATGCATGGGTGGAAGACTATAGTCGTAAAATAGTTGACGCTATAACAGATGGTTGTAAGTTTAGTAACTATTTGTTAGTAGACTATTGCAGTGACTAACAGAATGGCGGAAAAATCCGCCATCTGTTTTACCATGCTAGTTGACCGGCGGTCAGTCTACACCCGTCGACCGGAGGGTGTGGTCTACACCTGTAGACTTGCCTGAACCACCTTTTCATAGGAGGATTTTTCATGGGAAATTTCAAAGCAATTTATAAACCACCATAAGACATCGCACAATTTATTCTCATGTGCCTATTCAAGCAATCTCAGTAACATTTGATAAAAATATCAGATAGGGGGTAGTTTCTGCGTATATGCCATTTAAAATGCGTATATGGTTTGCGTATCGGTTTCAGTAAGTTTCAAAAATATTTGTTGACAAAATAGCGTATATGGTTTAGTATGTATCAATTAAATAACACGGAGGTATGAATTATGATTTTAGTTGATCAGAAAAAAGGTGTAGGAAAGATTGAAGGGTATGCAGATGAATTAACTTCGGACATTATGATTTTTGAAGAAGCTTTATTAAAGGCAAACCCACGTGCGTATGCGTTTATGTACGTGCTTATGTTAAAACGTTCTATTGAAGAAGATGGCATACTTGAAAATGCTCAGAAATGTGCTGATATTCTTAGTGGCAGGAGGTTAGGAGCATGAGTATTCTTACAGCGTATCTTAAACAGCGTAAATACGACTATGAAGTTTCAGAAGCGTATAAGGAATTAATGCAGGACTTGGAAGCAGTGCAACAGTGTATGGCACAAGGAATGCCACAAGAGTTCATCAACAAACATGTAAGACAGCTGATGAAGTCGTACAGGAATGTACAAGACATTGAACAGCGTGCTGTGAATGAAGGGTTGTCAGTAGAGTTGCTAGTAGAGGTTAAATCATGACCAGTGACTACTTAATAATACCTGTATACGCTGTAGAAGTAAAAGCAGGTATGTACTTACGACCACAAGGTTTTGCTTACCAATGGAAAATAGCAAATAATATTATTCATGATAGTTATCATGTTGTAGGAATTGAGTGGTATGGTAAGAAAGGGTTTTATGACTGGTTCTATGAATATGACCAGTTTGACCAGTTATTACATACTAGGGTATTATATTGAGAGTAATGTTAAGGAGGTGCGTACAATGTTCGACAGATATACAGTGATAGCAATAGTTATGCTGCTAGTGTACTTTATTTCCCTGCCATTCCTTGCCGTCGTTGGGTGTCGTATAAGGAAATTTCTTACGGAAAAGGAAGGTGAATGGTTTGAAGAAGGAAGAAACAAGACTAACAGAAGAGGAAGATAACAGTTTCTATGAGTGTATTCTCATGTATTATGACTGGATTAAGCTTCAAAAAGCGTATGCGGAACAGGGCTTAAGAAAGTCAGCTATGTATGGGAATACTGCTCAGAAGGTACACTATGAAAGTAAATTACAGGCGTATGAGCAGGCGTATAAGGAATTAAGAATAATATTAAGGAGGTATAGCCATGAAGTATGATTTAATAACTGACAATATACAGGTAGAAAATATATGCTTTGGTGACGTTGTTATGATTGATGGTGAATTTCATGGGTTTTGGGCGGTTGATACATACTATATTGTCAATTTAGATACGCTGAAAGTTGTATCATTCTATAAGCATTTAGGAAGATCAGCAGAAAGTAATGAGCGTATGAGTGAGAAGGAACTGTTTGATTTCTTTACAGAATTAAAGATTGATTTAAAAAGCTATGGTGTAGATGTATGATATTGTAAAAAGCACACTGCATAGTGTGCTTTTTATTCACTAATTTTAAAAATAAATATCTGGTATCCAGTGTATGCCATAAGTGTGCCATTTGTTCCAGCCTGCTCGACTTTTACTTGTGGCGATATAGTGTGCTGTCCCTTTTCTACGTTGAAAGTACCAATAATTGGAACAAAAATATTGTTGGAAGTCCCGGTTAATGGAATAGTCATGGGTTGTTCGGAATTATTTCCATCAACAGCTAGTGAAAAAGTAATATTGCCTGAAGGGGATGTAAGCGTAATTGCCATTATATTAAGAATATATAAATATGTTCCGCCCTTAAGATTCGGTTTTACGCTTCTGATTGTTGTCCATGACGGGGAATGCGCTATTTCAATTGGCGATTTACCAGTAGTACTTATGTCTTTGAAAAAATCCTGTGCGTTTAATAGAGATGTTGACAGTTGTGAGATACTGCTATTAGCAGATTCAATACCAGACTGCAGTGTACCAACTTCTCCCTCAATACTTGAGATACTGCTTGTATGTCCACTAACTGTAGACTGTAGTGTATTAACTTCACCTTCAATGCTTGAGATACTGTCAGTATGTCCGCTGACAGTAGACTGTAGTGTATTAACATTTCCTTCAATTTCCGAAATATCACTGGTATGCCCACTAACTGTAGATTGTAGTGTTCCGATATTGTTTCTTGCGGTATCATCCTTAATGTTGTAGGTCGTACCATGTACGGTAAGTGTTTTTACATCCGCCATTATTTATCTCCTAGTTCTTTTATAGTAATGTTTTCTGCGCTATATGAATATAGCGGTAGTGAATCTATTAACTCATTAATAGAGTTAATCAATTGAGTGGTCGCTGTTACATATTCTGATATTTCTGCACGGGCAGTGCTGTCCTTCACGCTATAGGTGTTATTTCCTATTGCAAATTTTGTTACATCACTCATTTGGGCACTTCGCCTATTCAGACTGTGGAACTAGCGTGATGGTTTCAGCAGAATATGTTGGTTTGTATGCTTGATTGCCCTGCAATTCAGTAATGTCATCTTCAATACTTGAGATACTGCTTGTATGACCACTAACTGTAGACTGTAGTGTACTAACATTACCTTTAATAGTTGAAATCTCACTGGTATGCCCACTAACACTAGACTGTAGTGTATCAACTTCTCCTCCAATACTTGAGATACTGGTTGTATGTTCACCAACAGTAGATTCAAGTTGAGAAATTTTTCCATCCTGTTCAGTGTTTTTCTGTGTAATCGTAGAAATACTGTCGCGAGCAGTAGTGTCCTTAACACTGTAAGTAGTTCCATCAATCATAAATTTTGAAACATCAGCCATATTATTTATCCCCACTTTCACTTAATCTGATTGTATCATCCCCAATAGGTGTTGGTTCATTATCTTTAACAGCTTCTTCAAGTTTATTAAGGCGTTCGTTTACATCGGAAGGGCATTCACTACTTCCGCCGCCATTTTCACTTCCCCATTCAATATCATCAGTTTCATCTGTATACACAATCGGTACAGCTTCATTAATCTGATTCTGTAGATTTGTATCAGCACTACTGCGTGTATTTGCTTCCGCAGTAATTCTATCTGACAGATCGCTATCTGCTTCACTTCTTGTATCGCTTTCACTGGAAAGAGCAGAAGTCAAACCTGCAATATCAGCCTTATTCTTAGCTACTGCACTGATAAGTGTTTCATTGTCAATCGGTTCTTCTGGTTTAATGTCAGAAGATACGACAAACTGAATATTTTCGTTGTCTTCATAATATGTGATAGCCACACCACTACCAATACCATCAATCAACATCTGATAAACAGTATTAAATGCATTAACAAGCTGTTCTGTATTTGTATTCAGCGCACTTTGAAGATGTGCCAGTGTTTCATAATAAGACAGTTCATCACCATAAACTGCTGGTAGTATAGGCATTAATCTCAAAGGTGGTATATATGTTGGGTTGAGTTTGTTATCCATAGCTTTACCTCACTTGTATTCTAGCATATAAAAACATGCATTGCAATCACCATAGTTGCATAAACAGTGGTTCAAGTTCTTTAATGATAAGCATATCAACATTCATATACATATCAAGAGCCTGTTTTGCAAGTTCAAAGTAGCTTTTCTGCCCATTAATACCCTGTGTTTTTCGAATTCTGTCTTCAAGGTTTTTGACAATTCCAGTGTTCTGTGTTTCTGATTCAGAATCACTATGGGTTGTTCCTTCACCTGTTGCAGTAGTTTCAGATGTAGTAGTGCTGTCAGATGTTGTATCACTGTCACTAGTGCTTGTATTCTTTGTAGCATTAGTAAGGTACATATCTTGATCAAGCCCTGTGATAGCACCCTGCGGTGTATCATTATACTTCTGCCACGCTTCACTTACAGCATTAGAATCACTCGTAGAATTACTTGTTGATGTTCCACTACCTGTATTAGTGCTGCTAGTTGTAGTGTTTGACCTTGAATTTGCACTACCATTCAGCATAGTTGTCTCATCACCCTTGACGTTTTCTGTTTCCGTCATGTCATACATGTTAAGAGGGTTAATATATGCCTTCTCTACAACCTCATACATTTTGTTGTATTTAGGCATTATTTCAACCAGTTTACGATTCAACATAAACTTCCACATAGGGAATGTCTCAACTCCAATTTCACGGAAATAGTAATGCTTTAGAATTTTCTCACATAATTCGCTTTTATGTGAAGCTTCATATGTTTTCCATGATTCATCAAAGATTTGTGGTACAGCCTGTTCAACTATAGAGTCAATTTTAGAAGCACCACTTCTGACATTAGAAGTCAGTGCTTCACAAATTGTTCGTACTTGTGTGGTGTAATGTGCCATATTACTCTCCTTCCTTTTCGTTGCCTGGTCTATGCTGATAGGTTGCTTCCATGTTATTCATAACAATGTCATCACCACCAAGTCCGATTACAGGGTTAATGTCATTTACATAGTCAACGTCAATATTAAGTCCGAACATTTCATTAATCTTCTTGCATGCAGCTTTTCTTTCATATAGTCTGCTTGACCGTGAAGCCATTGTTGCACCATTCTGGTTTACTGCTTCTGTAGATACAAGTCTTTCCTTTTTCTCCATATCTGTATTAGGAATACCAAGAAGTGTAAGTGCTTCATTCCAATACTGTGTTTTCAATAGATACAACTTGTCACATACATATGGAGCACCTGTTGATAGAACACTAATAGGACTGCCATCAAGCAGATTCTTGTTACCGAAAATGAATGGTTCATTTCCTTCATACTTTGCATAAAGCTGTTGCATTGTCAGTCTTTGAGATTCATCACATACAATCAGTACAGGGGTTTTCTGTGCATGTGCGTTAACCTTAATCGTCTGATCAATATCCCATAGAATCCGTGCGTACTTGTCAAGCTTCATAACATCTGGCAGATGAAGCATGTTGTTAAATATAATCACACTGTTATCTTCCGTTGCGTCATATCTGTACCCATTCTGTGCATATGCCATACGCTTAGTAGGTATCTGGTATACATCAAGCGGATCACCAAGCGTTGTGCGCAGGGTAAGGTAACCCATAACTTCATCTTTGAAGAAGAGACAACAGCCTGTTGTCAGAAGACATAATTCAAGAAAACGTGCGTCTACTGTCTCTGGAAGGTTTTTCCACTCAAACATGGAAAGGGCAAGTTCCATAAGTCGCTCATAATAGAGCACATAGTCTTTCTGATTAGTTCCAAGGGAGCGCCAGAACTGTCGGTCTCCATACCAGTTATTTTTTTTTCTGTTTCTACTCATTTTCATTCTCCTCAGATAATGTACTAACTGTTGTATGATTATTCAGACTGTAATTACCAACATTCTCAAGAGCATTCCACGTAGTAATACCATTGTTGTAAATTGTTTTAATTGCACTTATATCTGTTACATTGAAATTTCCTTTGATATTGCATCCGGCTGTCTGCAGGTAATGCCAGTATGGACGGTTATTCATCTTGGAAGGCGTTTTCATTGTAGCAATTTTGTAGCCATATTTCTCAAAATAATTATCAGCCATTATCAGATATTCTTTTTTAGCGCTCATTTCACGAATATCAAATCCATAATCGCGCCTAATGCAGTGAATAGAGTTTCCACCAATTGCGCCCACAGAACTATCCGGTACGTTCATCATATCCTGTTTTTTGGCAACAAGGGTTGCAGTAGCATTCTGGTTATTTGTCAGTGCAGATAATGTTGAAGCCTGTTTTGCAAGTTCAGCAATCTGCCTGCCACTGTTAAAGTTGTTAGAGCCAATGCTTGCGGCGGCATGCAGATTAGCTGTTGCAATAGCGTTATTAGAATTTGCAGTATTCTTTGCTATCTCATCAATTGTGGCGGCTTGAATTGCAGATTGTGCAATAGTTCCTGCACCAGAAGCTACCGCTCCACCATCAAGGGATAAGAACCCCCCGGCAATTTCTGCTCCACCCTTGATTGCTCCTCCAAGCATTGTTGCTGCAGCTGAATACCCTGCATTTGTAAGTGCTGTCTGGTTTGATCGTAATGAATTACCATATGCAGTATTAGCGGATAATATATTGTTACCATATGAATTCTTCAAGCTTACCATCTGTTGCGCATAACTGTTACCAATATTAGCCATTTCAGTATTGTAAGTTCTTCCAATATTACCTTGTGTTGCAAGATAGCTGTTTTGATTCTGTGCCCACCAAGCTTTATAACTATCGTTTGCAATAGCGCAATTAGGAAAATCTGTAATGGTTAAACAATAATCATAATAATCTTCATTTGTTAAAAGTTGGTCACTTCCACCAGGTTTCAACAAGTTGTTATAATCTCTTCCGTAATTAATTACAGAAAGCATCGCTAGTGGCGATGGATATGACGCAACATTTAATCTGCATTCAACAGTACTCTTATTAGCATCTTGACTTTCATATTGGTGATTAAATAATTCTGGTCTTAAAGTGATAACACTACCTTCACGATTACTAATAGTTATATAATGAAATGGATAACACATTAATTTAGGGTTTTTAGGTATGTACCCATCAGACAGCTTACCATCGTAATAAGAAGTCATTTTATATATTTCCGAAGTACCAAGTGTGGTGCCGGGATTCGAGCCTGTAGGGCTTTGAAATACAGATACAAGCGATTCTCCCTTACCATTATTAACATATCCATTAAAATCGGCTTGGGCATCTTGTGATAGTGCGTAATATATAGAGCCGTTATCAACGGCTTCATAAGACTTAAATACCAGCGATGTAAAATAATTAGAAATAAGCTGCGGAGCTTGATGAACACCAGAATTTGTTTCTGTAGCGAAGTAGCATATATACTTAGCAGGTGTATCAATTGCTTTTGAACCTATAATAATACCAGAACTTCCAGATTCTAAACCTTCTGGTTGAGTGTAATTATAGTATTCACTTATACTTTCCGTATCTGGGTCAACATGTTCCCTGTCAACAAAAGTAGGCATAAATGTATAGTCATAGCACCATGTCTGCATGACATCAATCTCATAGCTTATTTCACATGTAGTATTATTTACATATGCCACACCTGTGATAAAAGCATACCACCATTTATTGCCATATGCAGTATTTTGAAAGATCATATAGTTACAGTCATACATCTGCTCATAGGTAAGCTGTACACGCATTAATCCTGCACCAGTTCTCTGATATGATAGTTTTTCAAGTTCATATTTTTTGTATGCTAAAAACGCATTAAGCTGTGACGTTGGATTTGCATAATAAACAGTATGTTCATAGGTGTTATCAAGAGGAACACCCTTAAGTATATAAACTCTTGTATCAGGCTGAATATATGGCATAGCAATACCTCCTGCTATAAGTATAGCATGAGAAAAGAAAAAAGACCATAAGCCTGTACCTGTGACTCTGGTCTTTTTTGCCATATACTAAATATGTCTCCTGTGTGATCAATACAGGGGAAAGTACACCATATCGGTATATGGACCTCACATGGCATAGTATAAAAGAAAAAGGCTTTGTTGTAAAGCCTTTTTACTTATTCACCTGCTGAAACAGTAACAGTGCACTTACCGCTCTTTCCTGTATCAAAGACAGAGGTAGCTGTAATATTAGCTGTTCCTGTTGCTTCTGGAAGAACCTTCACATTACCTGCACCGTCTACTGTAACCTTGTCATTATCGGAAGTCCATGTAACACCCTGTGGAGCAAAGTTTGTAGTTTCTACAGTAACCTTGAGACCTGCTGTACCACCAACTCCAAGTGTAATTGCTGTCGGATTGACAGTAACGCTTGTAACAGTAGGTGCAGTAGGAAGGAACACAAGAGCATTAGAGTATGGGGATACAGAGAATGTCTTCCATACATGGTAGAAGTAGTTCCAATACATGCCTTCCGGATTCTTGAAGTCATCGAAATTCATGAGATTGTCATAAATCTGGAAGAAGTCACCATCCACAAGAACAGCAGGAATATTGTTCAGTGCTTCAAGAGTATCTTCTTCAATCTCTGTATAAGTTGGGTCATCAGCAAAGAGTACTGCAAGGCGTTCATTGTCAAGGTCACCAAAACCATCAACAATAACTCTGTGCCCCATGAACTCAGCCTTATCCATATTGAATGCACTTGCAAGAACATTGACATCAAGAATAGCATCACTATCAGCGTTGATAATAAGATACTGGTTGTCCTTTGGTGTAAAGTTATACACACCTGCAAGGTTATAGTTTGTCTTGTTGAATGTCAGCTTGTTGGAAAGTCCTTTCACAAGGGAAGCAAACTTCTTACCTGTAGATTCATCTGTGATTGCAGTTGCAGTAACAGGGAACATCATACCCTGCACAATACGCCTTGCAAGCAGATATTTCATGGTAAGGAATTCATCATAGGCTGCTCCGCTATACAGTGCGTCAACAATCTTACCAATGAGTTCTGTAACCCCATCAGCAGACAGAAACGCCTGTTTCAGCTGTGCTTCTGATACTGTTGTCTTGTAGAACTTCTGATAGTTCATCGGATGGAAAGTCGCTTTGACATCAGGAATTTCACGCTTTGCAAATTCGGATTCAGCAACACTAGGGTCAAACTCATGTGCGTTAGCAATGTTGACGAAAATTTCTTCAACAGTTTCGCCATAGTCAAGCATGCCTTTCTTGAACATTGCCCATGGATTGCTGTACATCTTGGAAGTCATAACAACACGACCAATGCGGTTCACAAGAGCGTGCAGGAATTCATTCTGCAAATTAGGACTGTCCATGATAGTAGCACCGATTGTGCGGATAACCTCAGCATCTGCGGTAGCTACAGGTACATATGTCTGATAATTGACGGACGCTGTATTTCTGATTGCATTCAGAATGTCAACAGAACTGTTTGTAAGCGTCCTTACATGTGGTTTTGTAGGCATTAATCATTCCTCCTTAAATAAGTCTTCAATTTTAATTGACTCTTCCTTTGTTGGTTCTGGTGGGTCAATGGTGATAGGTGGTACAGGCTTTTCCTCATCGGCACCATCACGGAAACGCTTCATATAGCGCTCTCTCCACTCTTTGTCGTTGTCTTCATATTTCTTTTTGTAATTTTCATTCTCGCTGTTAGCATAGTTATCAATTGTATCAGTGAGATTCTCAAGAAAAGAAACAACGTCATCATCGGTGCGTTCACCAATGATACCATTGAAAGCGTTAATAAGCTCTTCTTTAGTCTTTTTCATATTTGCGCATACCTCCTGTTAATAGTATACAGCTTTGTATATTTAATGTCTATAGAACAAATACGGATTTGTCATCATCCATAAAGGCATTTTCTTTTTCTCCGGCGTTGGTTCTGGTGGTGGGTCTGGTGCTTCCCATTCATATCGGTACAGCACATCGAACCAGTTACCCCTCCAGGTGGGTGTAATACTGACCTGGTCTTGTAATGGAACATAGGGTGAATGTGCTCCTGCCCATTGACCAAGGTTATTGCCATTTGTTGTGTAGCATATTTCCGTATGCTGTGATATAGAGTTATTGCTTACACCTATATCACCTGCCTTCAATGTACCATCAGTGACAATCTTAAAACCTAATCTTTCAAGTTCTGCCCCCATATTCCATGTGACAAACGCGTTGTTATTAGGCGCATAACTTGGTGTTTCAGCACCACCTGCAAGCAGGGCATAGTTGATAAAACTAGAACAGTCATAATACGTAATTCCATTTACTGTCTGTTGATTGCGATATGCCTGTGAATATCCAACATCTGCACGGTTACAGGTTTCGTACACCCAGTCAAGAACAGTCTGCATATCAACAGTAGGACTGCTTCCCCCTTGATAAGTCTTCCACGCAAGCCCATAGTCATTAATAATCTGTGTATCATTTATGTAAAATACTGTCTCTGGTGCTTGCGCGTTAGTAAGCATGTAGCATGTACCACCGCCACTGCACGCCCCACCGTAGCCTATAGTAGTCTGCACACCAAAAGCAGCCTCAACATGACTGTGGTCACCTGTAGCTGTACCACATACACCGCTATGCGCAAATAAGTCACCTTGTGCAAAGCGTGTCTGAGTTACCGTGTTGCAGTCATGCATAACATCAATCGTTACAGTCTGCAATCCTGCCGGCGTCCATACAGGATTATCACTAGCATAGAAAAACCCGTTTTCAGATGGTATAGTACCCACCCTATGCATGGAAAATGGTGCATACAGTGGAAACTGCGATTGACTGGTTGCTATGTCCATAGCATGTCCACAACAATGGGAATAACTACCCCATGGACCAATCTGTGAAAACTGCATAAATGTACAAGGAAATAAGCACACTTCATGCCCATCACTTGCAACAAGTTTCTGTCCTGCTTTCACTGTATGCTCAACCCCCTTCCACTCATGCGGTATAAAGCATGATACTACTAGTACTAGCGATACTAATAATTTTATTCTGTTAATCCTTCCTCAATGGCAAGCTTATGCAAATATTCATCTGCTTTTACTCTGCATATACTAGCACGTTCACCATCAAGTACACGACTTGCAAAGGCATAACATTCTACATACTGCGCTGTGGTTAATCCCATGGGAAGTGTTAATGGTATAACTTCATCCGCCCTTTCGCCACTGTTGATACGCTTAACCCAGTCAAGAACAATAGCGCATGGTTTGTTACTCTTTACTTCCTGTGTTTGTTCCATGATATTCACCCTTTAGCTTTTCAAGATATGGAGAAAACAGTGCCATAAGCTGATCATTCATCATACAGATATTTTCAAGCACGCTGATAATTTCCATAATCACAATGTACACACAAACAGGTGTAAGCAGTGGCAATGATACATTAATCTCAAATGCATCTGGTACAAAGCTTACAAGATAAGCAAAAACAATTGCCACAATTTCAGCAAGTTTATGCCATAGACCTTCTCTTAATACTGTAGAGTTAAGCGTTTTGTTCTTGCATGCTTGCATGATTCCTGTGATTACATCCATCAGAATCATAAGCAATACGATAATCGTTGTTTTACTGATCATACTATTTACCTTCTCTTCTATGCTATAATTATAGCGGAGGTATTTGAAATGGACAAGAAATATTATGATGGCGGTCGCCTACTGTCTATGATGGACTTAAGAGGAAGAAAACCGGAAATATTTATCTGCACAAGTAACAGAACTGCCGGAAAGACAACATGGTTTAATTCTAAAATTATGCGTGACTTCTTTGATGGTAAAATAAGAAAATTTGCCATTCTGTCAAGAAATGACAATGAATTGTCAGCAGATATTGCCACTGCGTTTTTCAAGGATATAAAAGGGCTGTACTTTAACGAATACAGTATGATCGGAAAACCAAGAAGAAGAGGACAGTTCTATGAATTGTACATTGGCAAAGATATAGATTTTGACAGTGATCAAGCATATGAAGGCATTAGCTGCGGTTATCAGCTTTCCCTTAATTCTCATGAAAAATATAAAAAAGTGTCTCATTACTTCTCTGATGTGGACTGTATCATCATGGATGAATTCATGTCTGGCGATAACAGGTATCTTAGTAATGAGATTAATGCTTTCCGTTCGATTCACGAAACAATAGCAAGAGGACAGGGAAAACAGACACGATATGTTCCTGTATATCTTGTTGGTAACCCTGTATCAATCCTTAACCCTTACTATACAGCATTAGGCGTTTCAAAAGTGCTTACAAAACGTACCAGATTCCTTAGAGGTAATGGATGGGTTCTTGAACAAGGCTATAATGAAAGCGCAAGTAAAGCTATGAGTGAATCAGCCTTTGAATCAGCATTTGAAGATGATGAATATACAGAATATGCAATGAAAGGTGAATATCTGAATGACAGTGATACTTTTGTAAGTACTATGTCTGGTTACGGAAGATATATATGCACAATCAAGTCAAAAGGTAAATTCTATGCAGTACGTGAATTTCCGCAAGATGGGTTTATGTATGTTGATATGAACGCTGATATGACATATCCGCTTAAACTTGCAGTAGATATACATGATCATGATACAAACTATATCCTGTTACAGCGTAATATGGCATTGATTGATAATATGCGATTCCTGTTTGAACATGGTGCTTTCAGATTTAAGAATCAGTCTTGCAAAAATGCTGTAATTGATATACTATCTTATTAGCAAAACATAGTCTGCCAGCTATCGGTTACAGCAGGGCTTCCCCGTGTTGATTCACGCCTGCTGTTGTTCTCACTGTTGGGTCAGTGCTTTAGAGTGGATTCTATGGAGTAGCTGTATTCTATACGTCACTTTCTAGTGACGTTTTTATTTTACATGCTATAATAATAGCGCCAGTGCAACATCTGTCTCATACCTCCGTTAGTGTACTATTTGCACTGGTGCATATCCTTATAGTGTACCTCCCTTTCTGGTGCTCTACGTGCTATACGCACAATAAAAGACAGGTTATCAGCCTGCCTTTTATTTTTTACTTTACACGGATTGTCTGTCCTGCGTAAATCAGATTAGGATTTGCAATTCCATTAAGTCTTGCAAGTCTCTGATATGTTGTGCCATACTTTGAAGCAATACCGCTCAATGTATCACCTGCCTTGATAGTGTAGTACTGAGCCTGTACCGCACCATTAACAATCGACATTACGTCAGAATAACGGCTTCCAAGAACAGCCTTCCTAACTTCACCATTTCCATATGTGCCTGCCCACACTTCCTGCGCGAGCTGATTAGCGCTTGCACTGGCAATGTGGTTAATCATATCCTGTACTTCGTTGTAACGAGTGCCAAGTGCTTCCTTTCTTGCATCACCATTGCCATAGTGACCAAGCATTGTATCATACACAAGTGTGAGTGTACTTCCTTGTGGTGCCTTGTCTGGTTCTGGTTGTACAGGAGCAGTGCTTCCACCTTTTCCGCAATAAGCATTCCATGTGTTAATATCTCCATAGAACGTGTCATGGTCAAGTCCACCGTACACATTCTGTTGCATAACAATAAACTTCCACTGGTCATACCATGCTGGATCACTAGCTGCCCAGAGTCCATAATCACCACTGACTACAGCCTGCGCTACTCTGTCTGCTACACTTCCTTGAATATAGATCAAAGGTTTAACCCCTGTCTTCTGGTAAACATAGTCAAGCCACTGCCTTGCCCAGTTTGCATAATCAACATATTTCAGTGCACTGCCTTCAAGATCAAGGGCATAAATGCATTTCTTGGCATGATGCCCAACAAGGAAGAGAAACCAGTCTGCTTCAGCCTGTGGTGTATTACCAAGGTCTGGTCTGGCATAGTGATAGAACCCATATGGTTTACCCCAAGCCTTGACTTGATTGTAATGCTGATCAAGCCTTTCTGCTTTAAAGCAATTTCCCTCACTTGCTTTAATGATGTAGAAGTCATAGCCTGCCGGCGTAACTGCTTGATAATCAGAAATGTCAACTCCGTACATTGTCATAATAATTACTCCTTTTCTCTATTAACAGTATAACGATAAACCGGTTCAATAGCAAGCATATCACTGATCAATATCATTTGCCCTGTAGTTAAATCAATAGAATAAGGGTATGAAATCTTCATATACACCTTGCCATTATTGCCTGTTCTGAACATGTCGCCTTCTTTAAGGTCATCAATTGTTAATCCTATTTGTACTTCAAACATAATTACCTCATTTCAAATGTTGTTTCATGCAACACAATTCCCCCAGGCATCCTGCGTGGTATCAGTTTGTCCGGTACTAACAGACCTTCCTTAAAGTCATCAATAGTGCGTTTTGCGCTAAGGAATTTGTTCTTTTCAGATGGTTCTTCTCTCATAAGCATTCTGTATCTTTCAGCGTCTTCTTCACTTTGTTCAATACTCTGTACAAGAAGATTCTTGCAGTTCTTTGGCATACCTGCACACTTTATATCCCAATATGGTTCAACCTGTTCACCGTCACTAACAACAATATGCTCCGCATATGTCTTTTGTCGTACAAACCTTGCCATATCCCACTCACTTTCACATTTCCAATGGCAGAATTCGGTGGGGTGCTCCGGTATACCAACAACTTCACTAGCAGGGCAGTCAACATGCACGCTGTCTGTATCTGCATAACAGAAATGCTCTATATTCTTTTGTGCGGCTCTGATTGTGAAATTCCTTGCGTATGCTGTAATAGCACTTCCAACAGGAATATACCCAACAGCTTTATCATGCTCTTCAATAGTTGAATACTTGATCACATCATTCACACCATCATAATATGGTGTCTTATAACTGCTGTCGTCACCTGTAGCAAATTTCCCGTAAAGGTTGTTAAGGAATAGTTTTGCTTCTGTACGCATTGCACCTTTTGATTCCATTTTGATTTTACGATATTTATTGATATATTCATCAAATAACCCAATATCGGTATGGAAATATACACCATACAATATTTCAAAATGGTATACGTCATAATGCTCAAGGAATAACTCAAAATCCGGCTGGCACATTGTTAATTCAACAACGTTACATAATGGAGTGCCATATTCATCATACACTGTCGGATGATCAACTTCACTTGTTGTAAGGCACTCAGTCGGTTTGTAAAATGGGTTGCTCTTTATCTGCACAAATGGCAGGTAATTTTGTTTCACGTAAAACATACAACGAAATGTGACAATGTAATAAAGATTGTTATTGTTATACCCGTTATAAGGGATACCACCCCAGAAAAAGTGCGGAATACCTATCGGGTATCTGTTACCGCTATCACTATGCATCATAGAGGGGTACAGACTGTTCACGTCATATGTCCTTCCGTTATATATGGTCCTTCCTGCCTTGAGCGGATTCACATAGCACCATGCACCCCTATAGCTTCTCCTGCAATATCTGTCATAGTTTCCTGCTTTAAGTTCTATAACATCTTCAACAGGTAGCGTCTTTAAGTCTGGAAAATAATCATCCCACCATTCTTTCATGACAGTTTTCTTAAATTCAGACATACAGCATGAACCTATAGTAAGCTTCTTATGCCCATCATTGAACATAAAGTCAAGCGCTTCTGATAGAACAAGAACATCATTCTTGATATATGACATTTCATCTGCACTGATAGGGCAACCTGCATACCTTTCCCCTGTATACTCCATATCAAGTTTCTGGTGCTTTGTCTTGAAAGCTTTTCCAATCTCTTTCAATGTAAATGGCATGAGTTTAAGGCTGTCTCTTATAACTATCTTAACAAATGGTGTCTGTATCGCTAACTGATACCATTGTCCCATGTCTGATATTAATGTTATAAACTCTCCTGCCACTAAATCTGAAATATCTTTCTGCTTCTTTGCTTCTTCATCAACATAAGCAACCTTATAACCTGCTGTATGTAACAGATAGTACACCCAGAATTCACCATCAAATTTCAAGTTATGGTAATACAGTACAAGGTCATTAGGCTGTTTACAGCACCATGCGAAAGTTTCATCAATACTATGATGTACGATAACTTCCTTTGGATTAGTATTGCCTACAACAGTTAATGCACTACTCCAAACTTCTGTAAATTCCTGCCCTTTGAATACTGTTGTTTCAAAGTCACATGCATATAGTTGTGCTTCCCTTCTCATATATCGTAACTGTCTCCTGTTGAATAAGCATCTGCAAGTTCCTGTCTTTCACTGTCATCCATACTGTTGTTTGTTATTAGTGTTAATAACTTGTTAACTGCTTCCGAATAACTTTCTTCATCCATAGAAGGAATATACAAAGATTCTATTAATGAATCAAATTCATCAATAACACGGTTTAAATACTGTATATATGTTTCGAAAAAGCCATCCGCCTTTGCATCATTAAGCATATCAACCATTGTCATCTCAAGTGCGCCATTATATTCTGATACATCAGCAGTAAGCCATTTCTTTTTAACTCTGAAATATCGACTTACAGGCAGTGAGCGTATTGCAGACATATAATGATCAATAATTGCACCACCTTGCTTAACAGTGTTATTCCTGCGTCTTGTTTCAACAGCTTTCTTTGCTGCAGTTTCTCTCAATATCTCCTGCCCGCGTGCACCACTTACGACTTTCTGTGTTGAAGAATCCCAGTACTTTGACACTGACATTAGTTTAGAGCGGTCATAACTGTTAAGGCGTTCCAAACGTCTACTTGATACAGTTTTGCCATTAAGCATTCTGTCAATATACTCCGGAATGATAAAACCTTTCTTTGCTAAATCATTCACTGTTTTGCGCAACTTACTTGTTGCTTTGCTAACTGCTTTTTGTAAACGTGTTTGTCTTGCCATAGTTATAACCGCTCCTTACTAAATTATAGGTCTACCCAGATAATATCGTGTGTTGTTCCGTTCTTGCCTTCTACTTCAATAAACTTAGCACCAACCTTGCCAGATGTAATGTCCTGCATATCAAGGTCACTATTGCGAATAGCCTTAATCTTATCAATCATCCAAGATGGAAGTCTAAGGCGATACATCTCTAAATCAACCTTAATATCAACATATGGATAGTCACCATACTTACTAGTACCAGTACCCAGCCCATAAACATGGTACAAGGTATCAAGTTTAACAGTGTCCTCCTTAAATGATGTGAATTTAACGTCTTTTCTGTTGTTTCTTTCTGCGAATGACATAGCTACTATTTTTCCTCCTTTGTGCTCATAGTTTCACCATACTTGTCCAGATTAAATTTCTCAATAAGCCCATCATAGGCGACCTTGCTATGCACATAAATACTAAGCATTAATGCATGCATAAGGTCTACCTTACGGCCCTCGAATAGTTTTTCGCCATCAACCACTAACCAGTAATCTTTAGCATTGATAGGCTCTAGCTGTACATCGTCAACATATGTTTGTTCCTTAAATGTCTGAATAATTGACAACGTAGCAGGTAATGTAAATCGTGTACCTTTTACCATACCTTTGGTCTCCTTTCTGAGTACACTGTAAGTATACTACGGAATGGCGGAAAATGCTATAGTTTTACTACGTTCTGGCACAATGTTCCGAAATGTAAATTGTTTCATGGATTATCGGCACTTTGTTACGAAATGTTATAAAAAT